CGAGAACCCCTACACACAACGACCCAATCTGTCCAGTGTGTTGGACCGTTTGAAGGGCAACCGCAGTCATCATGGAACTAGTCGAGGCCAGTGTGACTGACATAAAACTGGGGGCAAAGAAAAAACCCCTCATGGGCCACACAAAACCTAGGGTTATGTCAATCCCCTTAAAGGGCAAAACTCTTGGCAAAGAATTTGGAGAATTTGCAGAAAAATGTGGGTTGCCGTTGATGCCTTGGCAACAATTCGTGGCAAATGATTTTCTCACTGTGGATGAGCAAGATATGTTCATTCGCAAAACCGCGGTGTTGCTGATATCGCGCCAACAGGGAAAAACTACCTTTGCAGCTCTGAGAATCCTCTTTGGCCTGTTTGTATTAAGCGAACGCAACATAGTGGCTATGTCTTCCAATCGAGCCATGGCATTGACCACCTTTAGACAAGTCTGCCAAATCATCGAAAACAATGAATGGTTACGAGCGCAAGTTAAGCTCAATATGGGTGTGCGGGTAGGTCGTTTTGGCTCAGGTCAGGAAAGACTTGAACTCAAAAATGGTGCAGTCTATGAAGTCGTTGCAGCTACGAGAGATGGCGCGCGTGGTAAGTCATGCGACCTGTTATTTGTGGATGAGTTACGCGAAATCAGTGAAGAAGCCTGGGCAGCTGCTAAGCCAACGACCCGCGCTCGCATGAATAGTCAAACAGTTTTAGTCAGCAACGCTGGAGATGCGTTCTCATCTGTTCTCAATTCCCTCCGTGACAGGAGCATGTCATATCCTGCTGAATCATTGGGTTGGTATGAATACAGCGCACCTCAACACGCAAAAGTAGATGACCGCAAAGCCTGGGCTATGGCTAACCCTGCCCTTGGCTACACAGTGACCGAAGCTGCACTGGCCGAAGCTCTCAGCACTGATACGGTTGAAACTTTTCGCACTGAGACTCTTTGCCAATGGATTTCCAGCCTTACATCACCTTGGCCCATGGGTGCGTTTGAGGATTTATCCGACAGCGCGCTAACAATGGGACCTGGGCCATTTACCATCTTTGGATTTGATGTGGCTCAATCTAGAAGAACAGCTTCATTGGTTGCTGGTCAAATCTTGCCCGATGGTCGAATGGGTGTGGGTATCTTGCAACAATGGACATCTCAGGTGGCCGTTGATGATTTGAAAATTGCGGCAGATATCAAAGGTTGGTGTGATAAGTACCTTCCACGCATGGTGTGTTTTGACCACTACGCCACAGCTACGATTGCCAACCGTTTAGAAAATGCTGGTGTAAAGATGTTCGATGTATCTGGCCAAGCCTTCTATCAGGCATCAGGTGACTTGCTAGATGCCATTGTTGCCAGACGCATTGTTCATTCTGGTCAATTACCACTTGTTGAGCAAATGAACGCTTGCGCCGCAAAGACCAATGAAGGGTCCTGGCGCATTATCCGCAGACAATCAGCTGGCGATGTATCAGCACCTATAGCTTTAGCTATGGTTGTTCACAAATTGCAAGAGCCAATGGTGGTAGCTCGTATCGTTGCAGGGTAACGACACGCCGAACACAGCTGAAATGCTGAAATGTCCGTTTTAGGTGCTATGGGCTTATTATACCGACATGGGCATTTTATCTGCATTGCGCTTAGTCAAAGATGATGCAGACACGCTTAAAAATCAGTATGCACCCGCAGTAATGGCATCGCAATATAATTCTTGGAGCGATTCAGCCATTGGTTATCAAACTAATAGCATTGATTTGGTTTCAGCATTGCAGGTTCCAACCGTTGCCAAGTGCTTCCAATTATTGACGGGAACTATCGGCGGTATCCCATTAAACCTGTATAACAAAACAACAGGTGAAGAATTAGGTTCACCCATTTGGTTGCAACAGCCAGACATTCGCCAACCGCGCTCAGTTACCATTGCCTATACGGTACAGAGCCTTGCCGCGTATGGTCAAAGTTTCTGGCAGGTAAAATCTCAGTATTCCGATGATGGCAGACCAGCGAGATTTGAATGGGTTGCCAATACACGAATTACAACAAAGTTAAATGCGCGCTCCACTGAGGTTGAGTATTACATGCTCAACGGTGAAGCATTGCCCAATAATGGCGTGGGCTCATTGATTACATTTCAAGCATTAAATCCTGGCGTATTACAAACGGGTGCGCGCACTATTCAAGCAGCATTGGATTTGGAACGAGCTGCGGCGATAAGTGCGGCCACACCCATGCCCACATCCATTATCAAAAACAATGGTGCTGATTTACCTGAGGCACAAATTCAGGGCATCTTGGCTGGATGGAAAAATGCCAGAAATTCTAGGTCCACGGCCTATCTCACATCCAGTTTAGAATTACAAACATTTGGATTTTCACCAAAAGACATGATGTATGACGAAGCGAAACAATCATTGAGCACTGAAATTTGCCGTTTAATGAATGTTCCTGCGTATATGGCAAGCAGCGATGCCAACAAAAGCATGACATATCAAAATGTCCTTGACGCACGAAAAGAATTTTATGCGTACACCTTGGCTCCGTATGTTTGTGCCATTGAGGACAGACTCAGCATGAATGACATCACCAATGCACAAAATGTAGTGCGTTTTGATGTCAATGAAACTTTCTTACGCGCCGACACAATGGAGCGTTTGAATGTCATTGAAAAAATGCTCAACCTTGGTTTGATTACTTTAGACCAAGCAATGGCAATGGAAGATTTATCACCGAATGGAGATGCAAGTTGAAATTAACATTCAGCACAAATATAGAAGCAGCTGATGCGGAACGCCGCATTATTGCTGGCAAAATAATGGAATTTGGAGCTATCGGACACACATCCGTAGGCCCTGTCATGTTTGAGCGCGGCAGCATCGAGATACCAGCAGCGGCAAAAGTAAAGTTGCTTGCGCAACATGAGCCCAATAATCCGATTGGTCGCGCTCAATCTTTTAGTACAGAGGGTGACTTCATGTACGGCTCATTTAAGATTTCAAATAGCAGCAAAGGTACAGACTATTTGACCTTGGCTGCGGAGGATTTAGTCTCTGGCCTATCCGTTGGGGTGGATGTAATTTCATCTCAGCCCAAAGACAATTACCTCCTAGTGACGGCAGCTAGGCTCATCGAGGTCAGCCTTGTCGAGTCTCCTGCATTTGAAAATGCAACCGTCACAAAAGTTGCTGCTAGCGAAAGCGACACAGTTGAAGCAACAAGTTCAACAAGCACAACAACAATCACGACAACCGTAACAACAACCGAAACCGAAAGCGAGGATGTCATGCCGACAGCCCCAGATACAAATGCACCCGACCCAGGTGTGGAGGCCCCAGTCATTGATGCCTCTCGCCCAGTCGTAAGTGCTTCATTTCATACTGAAGTACGCTCACCAATTAAAACAGCTGGTTCATACATGGAACACAGCATCAAAGCAAAAATGGGCAATCACGATTCACAGACTTATGTTCGTGCAGCTGACATGGCCGCACAAAAACTTTATGCAGCTAATGATTCATTTACAACAAACCCTGCATTTTCACCCGTTTCCTACATTTCTAGCGTCATTGACACTTCCGTAATGACACGCCCAACGATTGATGCTCTTGGTGGTGCTCGCGCATTATCAGCAAGCGGAATGACAATCGCACATCCAAAAATCACAACAAATGCAACACTCGGTGTAGTTGCCGAAGGTGCATCAACAGCTGCAACTCAGATTGTCAGTTCCTATGTTAATGCCACTGTAATAAAAATCGCGGGCAGTCAAATCATGTCACAAGAGCTTCTCGACAGAAGTGACCCATCGTTTTATGCTGCCATGTACGAAAACTGCATGCGCGCGTACGCAAAGGCATCTGATGCTTATGTGATTGCTGAAATTGTTTCTGGTGGTACACAGGCAACAAATCAAGCAGCAACAATCGCTGGCATCCAGGCTTATGTTGCACAAGCAGCACCAGCCGTTTATGCAGCAGCAGGTGAAACAGCAACAGCATTTATCGCTGGCACATCAGTGTGGTCATTGCTTATTGGCAGCCTAGATACAACAGGTCGCTCACTATTCAATGCAGCAGCACCGATGAACTCATCTGGACAATCATCACCACGCGGATTGCGCGGAGATGTCATGGGGCTTGACCTTTGGGTTGATGCCAACATGGTTGCAACAACTATTGATGACTGCGCGTTCATTGTTACACCAAGCGCAATCGCAGTGTACGAAAGCCCAATGCTTTCACTCACAACAAACATCACAGCAACAGGTGAAATTGCCGTTGAACTGTATGCCTACTTTGCAGCTAAG